AGGTTATCCATCAGCTCCCGAAGCTCGTCCTTGGAGTCCTCGGTCAGCGTGCCGCCAGTCACCTTGATGACGTAGTAGGGGATGCCGAGATTGTCGAAGACGTCGTGATTCCACTCCTTGGCGGCCTGGTCGGCGGCCATCGTCTGCATCGCGGGCACCCAGTCCGGAATGCCATAGTAGAGGCTGAGGGGGCTCGGGTTCGGGATGAAGATGAGTTCGTTCGCCGGGGCGTTCTCCAGGTCGTCGGCGCTGTCCGCGACAGCGCCGGTCTCGTTGTCGACGAACGTCGGGTCGTCGCCGTAGCGGTCGCCGGCCTCCCCGAAATACCGGCGGCGGCCCTGCCTGATCTGCACGTAGCCGTGTCCCGAGACGACGTCGCCGTCCTCGGTTTTCGTCTTGCGGACGCGGACGGTGACCGCGGGGACGTGCGCGAGGCCGACCGGCGTTCCGTCGCCCTCGACGAGGATTTCGAGGGCCGTCCAGCCGATGCCGTGGTAGTCGAGCCGGCCGAGTTCAAGCACCTCCTCGGGCGTGGACGCGGCGGTGCCTTCGGGACCGGTCTGCCACCGGGAGTCCGACCCCCGCCAGAAGTCCTCGACCCGCTGGTAACTGTCGCCGTCCGGGCTGGGGTCGTCGGCCTGCGGATGCGGCACGATATCGAAGCCGTAGCCGACTTCGTACCGGGATTTCTTGCGGAGGCAGGCTTGGTGCGTCTCGTTAAGCTCCTGGAACGCGGCGAGGGTTTCGGGGTTGTACGGGGGGACGATGCCGCGGCCGACGTCGGTGGCGATGCGGCGCTCGTCGAGTTGCGTGGTTTCGCGGGCCTTGGTCATCGCGTCGCCGTTGCCGAGCGTCGAGACGGACAGCGATACTTCGGACGGCTCGCCAGCGTCGGTAGTGTCATCACTCATAGGTAGCTCACTCCGGAGCCGCTTCGGTCGCGGTCAGACGTCGGCGTGTGCGTGAAGAGCGCGTACCGGCTGGCGTCCAGGCAGTGGTCGGGGACATCCCCGGACTTCCCGACGTGCTCCTCCTTGTAGGACTGGAACTCTTGGACGAGCTTCGCGCACCGATCCGAGACGAGGAGCCCCGGCCGCTCGGGGTCGCCCTTGCGGTCGAGGAGGCCCCGAACGTGGGGGATGCCCTCGTCGAGCGATTTGTCCGCCTGCACCGCGCGGAAGCCCGCTCGCCGGAACGTCTGGATGTGCTCGGGTTCGTGCTCGCAGTACACTACCGAGCGTTCCTTCTCGTGTTCATACAGCCAACCCGACTCGTTTCGGGGGTCGCAGAGGTCCGAGAAGGCGGTCTCGGTCTCGTAGTAGCAGTCGACCGCGAGCCACTGATCATGATGCGTCGGCCGCCACTCGACGAGGACGCGGGGGTGGTCCCAGCCGGCGTCGTACCCGTAGATCGGGCGCTGACTCCAGTCGACGAGGTCGGCGACGTCGCGCTCGGGGACGACGTGGTGCTCCCGGGTGAACGCGGCGTAGACGAGGCCCTCGGGGGCGGCGAACCCGCCATGCAGGGCTTGCTTGGCGCGTTCGGTGCCGCCGAACTGCCGGCGGAGCTTCTCCTTCGCACTCTCGGTGAGGAAGGGGTTCTGGAGGCTCGTCTCCGTGTACACCTTGAGGCTGTCCGCCCATGACAACCGGTCGTCGTCTGGGCCGACCTGGCGCTCGGTGATGTCGTAGAACTGGTTGAAGCCCGCCCCCGTCGATGTCCAGAACGTGGTGTTCGGGCCAGCGTCGGTCCGCTGTCGGCTGACGAGCATCTCGTGGAGGTCGTAGAGGTCCGTGTTGTCGTAGTGCGCGGGCTCGTCCCACCACTGTCGATGGAACTCGCTGCCGGCGTACCGATTCCACTTGTCGGCGGAGCCGAGCCGGACGACGTGCCCGCTGATGTAGGTGACGCGCTTCTGATTCTGGTTAAACCCGGCGACGATCGGCGAGTTCTCCGGGTCGCCCCCGGCGTCGTTCGGTACCGTGTTCTCCCCCGGCAACGTTTCGAAGAACACGCGGTAGGTGGCGGGGCCGCCCTTCTGGAAGTCCGGCGCGAGCACCAGCGACTCGCCGTGATCAAGCTGGAGGCTACCCCGATGAATCCACTGCGCGCCGGCGTAGGACTTCCCGCCGCCGTAGCCGGTGCGTAGCACGACGACGTCGTACGCGCCGGCGTCGAGGTCCTCGATGCACTGCCACTGGTAGTCCGCCCACCGGAAGTCCAGGGACGTAGCGGGCTCGCTCGGGGCGGCGTCAGTTGTTGTGCTCATCGGTGGTGGTCTCCACGACGGTGTTCGTGATGTCGATCTGGACGGGGCCGCCGCCCTCGCCAGTGTGCTCGTGTTCGTGCTTCTCGACGGCCGCCTCGAGTACTCCGAACTCGGATGCCCATTGGCGGGCCTCTCGGAGGAACCGCTCGTCGCGCGTCCGCTGGTAGCGCGCGAGGAGATCCCGGACGACATCCGCGACCGCGTCCCGGCCGTTCTCCTCGAAGTCGAGGGCTTCGACGGCCGCTCGGTGGTCG